AGAAGGAGGCGTTCTTTAAGGCAAATGCTGGTCGTCTTACTTTTGACCAGGAGCTTCTTAGGGCGATGATTATGGATAAGCAAGACATCCTTCTTGCAATAACGAAGACAATCTGCAAGGCTTGTTCCCCTTCTCGTGAAGAGTTGAAAGATTCTGGCTATTTTGACGTTCGTGATTCTGGAAAGTATCTTTCAAAGTATACAACATCAGAAGTGTATGCTACAACAACACCAGAATACAATGAAGATGGAGATTTTGTTGGATATAAGAAGTCTGGCAATTCGAAGCGTTATGATTACAATATCAAGCAAGTGAATAAGAGGCTTGAGAATGTCTGGGCAAAGGAGTTAAAGAATAAGACAAAAGAATATTTCAAGAATTTGTATTAAATGTAAAAAAAATGTTTGATTATGACTCAAAATAGAAAAGATTTAGGGTATTTAGGTGAAAGCTTTCAATATAGACTTGCCCATGAGTTCATTACAAATCATACATTTTTCGAGGATTTAAGCCCGATTATCGACCAAAACATGTTCACTGACCCAAACCTTAAAACGTTTGTTGGTGTACTGCGAAATTATTACGAGAAGGAGGGGTGTGTCCCCTCCTTCGATATGATGGGAATTGAATTGAACAACATTTCTCATTCTGACAGGGAATCTGAGACATATGCAGCTGTTCTTGATAAAGTTATGAATACACAGGTTGATGGGTCTGACAGAATCAGGGAGTTTGCGGAAAAGTTTTTCAGACAGCAAAACATCATCAAGACAGCAAATGAAATTCTGAAGATTGCTGGAAACGGTGACACGGAAAAATATGAAGCATGTGTTGGTTTGCTGAATGATGCAATGACAAAGGGCATGCACAACGATTTCGGTGAAGGTGTTTTTGACCATTTGTCTGAAACCCTGTCAGATGATTATCGAACTGCAATCCCAACTGGAATAGAAGGTATTGATAATGTTCTTGAAGGTGGTCTTGGTAAGGGAGAGCTTGGTGTAATAATTGGGCCTTCTGGATTTGGAAAGACGTCACTTACGACAGCAATGGCTTCACATGCCGCCTTGAAAAACTTCAAGGTTCTCCAGATTTTCTTTGAGGATAGAGTGAAACAAATCCAGAGGAAACACATTGGAAGGCTTACGGATGTAGAAGCAAAAGATTTGTCGAAACCAGACATGGTAGAGCAGGTCAAAAAGAAGTTAGATGACCTGGATGAAGAGAGCAAGAGAAGAATAAAGGAAAACCTTAGAATGATACGTTTTCCAAGTGGAGAAAAGACAGCCAGGCAAATAGGAAATTTCATTAAAAAGCTAACAAACAGCGGCTTTAAACCTGACCTTGTTATCGTTGACTACTTTGAATGCCTTGCACATGAAAACGATAGGTCTACAACAAGTGAGTGGGAACGTGAAGGAAAAACAATGCGAAAGTTTGAAGCAATGGCAGGAGAACTTGATATAGCAATATGGATTCCATCGCAAGGTACAAAAGATTCCGTCAATGCTGAGGTTGTGACAATGGAAAAGGCTGGTGGTTCATTTAAGAAAATGCAAATTGCACATATCATCATGTCAATAGCAAGGACGATTGAGGATATAAACGAGAATAAGGCAACAATTGCAATCTTGAAGAACCGTGCAGGAAAGAGCGGAGCAGTATTCCACGACGTTAATTTCAACAACGGAACTTGTAAGATTTCCACGGAAAATGCTGATGTTGTTGAAAGCATGTATGAGGAAAATGAGAACAGAGAAAAAAGCAAAAATGAGCTAATAAAAAAACTCATTGAAATTAACAAGGAGCACTAATTTTTTTTTTAAGTGGAAATTATTGGTTATCAACAACATCCGTTTTGGTGGCCAATTTTTTTTTCATTTTTTCGGATTTTTTTGGTTTAGTAGGGTGTATTTATTTCTACACTTGATATCAAAAAAATGAAAATGGTTAACCGTTTCGAACAAAAAAAAAATAATAAATAAAAAGTTTTGTAAAAATAATGGAAGTCAGAAAAAGCGATGGGTCGTTCGAGGAATATGACCCCTTGAAGGTGAAGCGTGGAATATGCGAGGCATATAACGCAATCGACGAGAAATGTCCAGAGGGACTTCTGGATTCCCTAATTAAAAACCTCTTAATATACGACAAGATTGCATCATCTGAAATCAGGCGTCAGATAGAGGAGGCGATGATGTCAATCAACAAGAAAGTTGCAAGGGCGTATATTAAAAAATACGAAGAACTTGAGGGTGAGAGTAAACGTCTTAAAAAGGATAACGACTTTATAAGTGACTATATCAACGCATCTAACGCCTCCACTGGTTCAAAGTACGATTCAAACGCAAACGTTGAGAAAAAGAACGTTGTCACCCTTGGACAGGAATTGCATAAGGGAAAGAACATACAGGAAAACCGCTACATTATGCGTAACAAGATTCAGGCCCTGTATACGAAAAAACTTGCAAACCAATATATCAAAGACATTGAATCTCACGTTCTTTATAAGCATGATGAATCTGGAACACCAGGGTATCCATACTGTGTCGCAATTACAATGTATCCATTCCTCACAGATGGTTTAAAGACACTTGGCGGACAGTCGAAGGCACCAACTGACCTTAAATCGTATTGTGGGGAGTTCATCAATCTTGTTTATTCTGTTTCATCCCAGTTTATGGGTGCAGTTGCCACCCCAGAGTTCCTTATGTATATGGATTATTTCATTCGCAAGGATTATGGGGATGATTATCTCTCCATATTGGATAAACAAGTTGAATTAAATAAAAAAGGCCGTACACTTGAGCAGGTAATTGAAAATTGCTTCCAACAAGTCGTGCATTCAATGAACATGCCAGCAGGTAATCGTGGCTATCAAACAGTGTTCTGGAATATCGGCTATTTTGACGAAAACTATTTCAAGGGTGTATTCGGTGATTTCAGATTCCCTGATGGTTCAAAACCAGTTTGGGAAACGTTATCTTGGCTACAAAAGAAGTTCATGAAATGGTTCAATAAGGAAAGAGAAGAGTATGTCCTTACATTCCCTGTTGAGACAATGGCAATGCTTACTGACGGTCATGATATTGTTGACAAGGAATATGCGGACTTTACGGCAGAGATGTGGTCTGAAGGTCACTCATTCTTCTGTTACTTAAGCGATTCGCCAGATAGCCTTAGTTCGTGTTGCAGGTTGCGCAACTCACTAAAAGACAATGAGTTAGATGAAGAACACAACCACACGACACACCAATTCTCAATGGGTACGGCTTCTGTTGCCACTGGCTCAAAGTCTGTAATGACAATTAACCTGAATAGGGTTATCCAGGATGCAACAAGGCGTTACTTCAAGGAAGTGGAAGGTGTTGAAATTGAAAAGGGAAGTGCTGTTGATATAACAAAGGTTACCAACAAGCCTTATTTATATGAATACATAAAAGGCGGTATTACAGAACTGACAGAGAGGGTTCACAAATATCAAAGAGCTTTCAATGAGATTATCAAGGATTTCTACAACGCAAAAATGCTCGATGTTTACAGTGCTGGATACATTTCAATGAAAAAACAGTACCTTACAATTGGTGTGAACGGTCTTACCGATGCCGCTGAGTTCCTTGGAATTGAGCCGAACCTTAATGATGAGTATAAGGAGTTTGTTAACAACATTCTTGAGACTATCAATATCTCCAACAAGAAGGATAGGACGAGGGATTGTATGTATAATACCGAGTTTGTTCCTGGTGAGAACCTTTCCAATAAGAATTATAATTGGGATAAGAAGGATGGGTACTATGTGTCACCGAAGCACATTATGTATAGCAGCTACTTCTTCAACCCAGAGGATACAGAACTGTCACTCCTTGACAAGATGAAGCTTCATGGAAACGACTACGTGAAGTATCTTGACGGTGGACAGGCTTGTCATTTGAATATCAATGAACACCTTTCATTTGACCAGTACAGACAGTTGCTTAGGGTCGCCTCTGAATATGGCTGCTCGTATTTCACATTCAACGTTCAATCAATGTATTGCCCAAAATGTGGGCATATTGATAAACACCCACTTTCCAAATGTCCTATTTGTGGAAACGAAACCCCAGATTACATCACACGAATAATTGGGTACTTAAAGCGTATAAGTTCATTCAATGAGGCTAGACAAGTTGAAGCAAAAATGAGATATTATAACAAAGAATGATGTTATGTTGAAATATTATAATTCAATGGTGGTATTCGAGGAAATACCAGATGAGATAACGTTAGCGATTAATATCACGAACTGTCCTTGTCATTGTCCTGGTTGCCATTCAAAGTATCTTTGGGAAGATATTGGAACAGAACTCACGAACGATGAAATTGACAGTCTTATAGAGAAAAACAGTGGTATTACCTGTGTTTGTCTCATGGGTGGAGACTCAGACCATGTATCGGTAAATAATGTTGCTAAATACATGCTTTCCAAACATCCAGGTATTAAGGTTGGTTGGTACAGTGGATTCAGTGAGATACCGAACGAAATAGACATCAATAATTTTGACTACATAAAAGTAGGTCCTTATATTGAAGAATGCGGTGGGCTGGACAAGGAAACCACCAACCAGATTCTCTATAAGGTTGAACATAGTTATTTATTTAGTTCCCTTGTGAATATAACAAACAAGTTTTGGAAGAAACATGGAAAATAGGTTTGAATTAACACCAAAAGAACTTAAACTTGCAGAAGAGTTTGAAAAACAGCATGAACACAAAGATGTTAACAAAGGGGTAATAGGTGGACACATATCATACACCTTTACGCCTAACGGAATTTTCAGAGGTGTCCGCATAACATGTTCAATTTGTGGTGATTATGAAGATATAACAGATTATTCAGTGTGGTGAAATAAGGGGTTGGCTTAAATTAGTCAACCTCTTTTTTTATTTATTATTTTATGGAAAAAAGTATTTTTTATATACTTATTAAGGTAATAAGATACGAAACAACAAGCTATGGCTAAGAAACAATTCTTTAATATAAAATACCCGTTCAGGAATGAAGGTGTACAACATTTTTATCTGGATGCCAATGAAACGTTGATAGATAAGGCAAGAAGCACATTAATGCACATTGTGTTTACCCCTAAAGGACAGCGTATCAGACTTCCAGAGTTTGGTACCGACCTTATTAAACACATATTTGAACAAAATGATGGTACGACATGGGAAGCAATTAAAACTGAAGTTTCAGAGTCTGTTTCAAGATGGGCGCCAAACATAATACTTAACAATATAAGCGTAGTTAAAAACGAAGATAACGAAGCAC